GTAACTGTGTAAGTTTGAGTAGTTTCTGGATTAATTGAAACTAGAACTTTAAATACTACAGGCTCATAGTCCCAAGTGTTTCCACTTTGAGCTGTATCACCTCTTTTTGCTCCTGTAAAAGTAACTAATCCTGAACCGTTATCTCCTGCTAAAGGATTTAACCAATCTGGTGTATTACTTAAAGCTTCAAAAGCATCGTGAATTGCAGTTCCAGCTGTTGTAACGTTTGCACTAGCAGCAATTGTTACGCTAAACTTGAAAGATTCTGATGTCCTAGGACCGCTTGATCTTACAAATTTAATTTCAATTTCTTTTGCTGTTGCTGCGTTAGTAGTAACTGGTAAAATAGTAGAAGTTTGTGCTGTTGCATCAGAAAATGCTTTACCACTGTAATCAATTACATCTCTACCATAAAACCAAGGAGTTGCAACGTTTAAACCATCAGGTCCTCCTGCAACTATTCTTATTTGTGGAGCATCTACAAAAGTTTCACCAATAACTAACTCAGTGGGTCCAGATGCGCTTAATTTTTGTACAGAAACTGCACCGTCATCTACTAACCCATTGGTTACACCAAATGCAGTACCGTCTCCAATAATTAAATGTCTTGCCATTTTTTTATTTTTTAAATTATTTATTCATTTTTATTTACCTCTATTTGATGAGTTTGATACCGTGGATCAGAGATCCCTTCCAGTATGCTACTTACAGTCATGTCCACTATCTCTTGATGACAGTGTTCGGGTAATTCACAACTAATCCCCAAAGATAACGAAATCTTAGAGGGTTTTCTTATATAAGTTATTTTTAAAGCGTCTATTATAAATATATCACTCGTGTACATATCTATAGCGTTTCCACGTATTGTATATATTGGTGATGTATGTTTGGTTGTGTTGAAGGGGTCCGTTAGTAATGTAAATATATCATCTTGTTGAACAAATTTACTACTTACTGTTACTTCTACAGGTTCTCCATTTAATACTCTTTTTTCTTTTAAATTAGCAGCTGAATAAAAAGGATCTCTGCTTTGTAAATGCGTTCCTCCAGATTGTACATTAACTATAGTTGTTACTGTACCTACTGATGCATCCCACTCTAACCAAGGAAATACATTTGGATCTGGAACCACAATAAATTGTCCTTGATAGTTTAGTTCTCCAAACTGTTCCCAGTATATTGTAAATCCTGATCCTGGATTTTCTAGTATATCTCCTCTAACAGAATTTATATCTTGCGGAAATTCAAAATTATTATTATTTTGCCATACAATAGCTGATCCTTGTGTTAAATCACTTGCATCTTCATACATTATAATTGAATCTGCAATTGAAGAGTTGTTATTACAAACAAATGCATCTAAAGAAATAGTAAAAAATAATAAAGGTATAGGCTCATTTAAAAAATAATCTATTTTAGTACAGCCATCGTTTCTGTGAACTCTAGCTAATGTGTTAACTAAATATAAATAATCAGGAGGTAAAGTAAAAGTGTCAATACAAAATTTAGCTCCTAATTCTTCTTTAAAAAGTGTAGGTGCTTCATATTCTCTTACTAATGATCTTAAATCATCAATACGTTTTTGTGACTCCTCAAATCCTTTTCTATATTTATTATTCTTACCATATTTAGTATTAATAAATCTTATCATAGACTTATTTAATTCTATATCTATTTCTTGTGGTAAAAGCAAATCAGCTTGGAGTGAATTTATTTTATCCACTCCTTGCTGTATTGCTAAATGCATTTCTTGTACATTCATATTATACTAATGCTAATTCTTTAAGTTTAGCTCTCATTATTGTTAGTGTTCCAGAGTTCTTTTTATCTTTTAAGTAGACGACTGCATTATCCATGTTTTCGCCAAGTACTTCATCAATATAAATTATCTGGTTTCCTATTTTTCTAAGAACTCCAGCTGTTACCATTTCTTCAATCTCAGCTTTTAGTTCTAAATTTTTATCTGTAGTAATTCTTACAAACTTCTTTGGATTTGAATTTTTAATTTCATATAAAGAATTTTCTATTTGATCTGCTGTCATTCTATCAGGATTAACATTAGATAAAAGTCTTAAAACTCTCTTCATGTTTTTAGCACTAGAAGATAATTTAATAAATTCTTTATCTGCATCTTTCTTTATTTGTATTTCATTGTTTCTAGATTTATCTTCTCTTGTTAAATCTTGAATATAAAATCTTTTATTAAAATCAGCATCCATTTCATTTTTAGTCATAGCTACATGAGGATGTTTTAATGCAAATCTATATTTAATATAGTCTACTATTTGTAGAGGCATATCATTATCATCCGTACCTATTTCTAGTTCTACCCCAGTAAATCCTACAGGAATTGTCATTTCTGCCCAGTATTGTTTAGAATATTTAGGCCAATCAACGTGATCAGGATTAACATCTAAAATACCTTGCATGTATTTCTTTTCTTCTTCAGGGGTAAAAGGTTTTAAAGGTTGTCTATTTACATAAACACTACTGAGTTTGGATACGGCCTCAGCTCTTACCGCTTTAGGCAAATGGTTTAATATTTCCTTTTGTCTAATTGTTATTTTTTTACTCATAATTCAGTTCTTTTTTTTAAGGTTAAGTTGTTAGGATATAAAGAATAACTCTCCTAACTGAGTTAGATTAAAGACTAAAGTCATGGGGAAATTAATCCCCACAACCTTAATCAAAAACCAATATATAGACGCAAATTAATGCCTATGTTACGATGCTGTGCACGTAATATCAATAGATGTGTCAAATCTTCTTAACACAATACCTGCTGTCTTTAACATGTGCACAGACGCCCCGTCAATGTCAGATGCTCTAGCATCAGATCCTGAGAATCCTCTAGGGACTACAGATCCAGCTACACACCATCTCATTGCCTCACGACCTTTCTTAGAAATCATTTGAAGGTTATTTTGACCATCATAATTTGATTGATCAACAAATACCATTCTGTAAGACTCTAAAGAGTATCCTGTTACAGGGTGTTTTGCACGAGCTTGCGCCACGGCACCATGATCAAAGATTGGTAATTTTACCACGTTGATCGTGTGTCCATCTACATGCTCATAGGTAGTGAAGTATCCAGTTAATCCTAGGTTACGTCCTGAACCTGTGATAAATCTGTTTTCTCCACCCACTTTAAAAGTATTATTTGAAAAGTGGCTTTTAAGAGCTTCATCAAATTCTCTTGCTCCTCCTGTTCCAGTATATAAAGTTACTTGTTTAACAGAAGCATCAGTCATTCCGTAGAATAAATCTCCGATGATGTTCTTAAGTTTTGTCTCAGTCATTGTAGAGTAAGTGTCAGTGTTGACAATTTGCTCTAAAAGACCAGGACCTACGATTACAGGTTGTCCATTTTCATCTTTCATGAAAGTATGTCCGTTTGCATCGTATGTTTTTTGACCGTACCAGTAGTACAACTCACACTCTTCTTTAAAGTCAAGCATGTGTAGGTACTCTTCGTAGTCCATCCAAAGTTTAGTAGTTCCGCTTCCTTTAGTTGGTAAAGAAAATTCTGCTACAAAATCTTTAGCGTTTCCAGACATGTGGTAAGATTTTCTAACCGTAGTTAGTTTGTTTCTTACTTTACCTGGAGTTTCCCAGTTAGAAGCATTACCTCTAGAGAAGTCAACTCCTACAGGTGCATACATTTGAGCCCAAAGTGCTCCCGCTACCGCATCAGCTGCAGGTAAAGTTGCTGAAGCTACAGGGTTAACTAACTGTAGTGTATACTTGTATGAAGATCCCCCAGCTACTTGCTCAGGTGCTTTCATTATACGTGCTTGTGCCCCTGATTGAGATACTAACACATATGGGAATACGAAGTGTTTGTCAGGAAATTCTAATTCGAAAGAAGATCCACCCAAACCTAAGTTTGCGTTTGCATTTGCTGTTGCCACTGGTCTCGTTCTTAATCTATGTGTTGCCACACGATACTCATACTCTAATCGGTCAATAGACTTAGTGTTACCAACTCCTTCTGTTAAGAAAGATAGAGGGAATCTTTTATCGTCTTTTCCTGCTAAATGAGTAATAATTGGAGACAGTTCAGTAGGCTTAGTCAACAATGCATTTGCTAGACTGTTCATATCAGTCATTTGCGAATCATTGTAAAACGTCTTTTGAACGCTTATATTTGTTCCATTTACTGCCATTTTATTATAAAATTTTATAGGGTACCTATTTCCCTGTTAAGGTATGTCTTTAAATACTGAGATCTAAATTATCTAAATCAAAACTTTTCTTTCGTGTTGATCTTTTACGAGCACTTTTTACAGTCTCCTCGTTTTTAGCTATTTTTTGTCTCAATGTTTTCGTAGCCGTTGTCTTTGCTTTTTTGTTTATAATATTCTCTAGATTAAATCCTTTATACATTAAATAATCTATAGCTAATTTTACATCCATTTCAGCTTCAGAGTGATCTAAATCACGCTGTGTGTAACCTTCTTTAGTTACCGGCTTCGAGAGATAGTTAAAGAATTTTGTTTTTTCTCTTTCTGGAACTTGCAATCCTGCAAACTCTTTTGATTCTTTAATTGTCTCTTGAACTCCATTCCAAAACTCCATCTGCTTTTCTTGTTGCTGTTGTAGTTCTGCTCTTTGTTGTTCTACTAGTTGCTCTTTTTGCTGTGCTTGTACTTTACCTAAAGCTTGTCTTGCTGCTTCTGCTTTATTATGTAACTTTCCAGAATCTTCGTAGTCTTCTAGTAATTCTTTGATAAAGTCTGAGTCATGTCCTTTTTGTGTAAAATAATCTGAAAGAATTGCTTTTTGACTTCTTGCGTCATCTTCTGCAATCTCCATAGTATTGTAATCCAAATTAGGATCATAAGCTTTCATAAATTTTTGAGATTCTCCTCCAGCTAATACATACTCCATATGTTTTTTAACTAATGGAAATTTCTCAAGAACTTCATCAATTCTTTCGTCTGCCATTTGAGAAGCTATATCTTTAGTCATTGCTGTTAATCCTTCTGCTGTATCATCATACTCACCTTCATAACCTAAGCTATCTAGTATTTCTGATACAACTGTAGAATCTTCAGTAGATTCAACTTCTTCATCATCAGACTCTTCTTCTATTTCTTCTTCCTCCTCGTCTTCCTCTTCTATTTCATCCTCAAGCTCTTCTTCTTCATCAGTATCTTCAAGTTCAGCTTGTGGTTCTTCTTGTACTTCTTCGTTTTGTTCAGTTACCTCTTCGATAGGTTCTACCTCAGCAACTGTGTCAACTCCATCACCTCCAATAACATCATCAAAAGTAATATCGTCTAGTTGTATTTTTTCATTTGGGTCCATATATATATTGTTTTAATTTACAAATTTAGTATTTAATTTAATTGGTTTTTACTTTTCTATATTTTTACTTTCTTTATTATTATATAGCACTTGGTCATTTTCCAAACGCTGATCTATATATTCTTATATACTCTTCAGGTGTTTTATTTATACCTGGTAATTTAAATTCTGTACCATCTCTAAGAGAAGCAAAATATCTTCTAGCTCCTTCTCTACCTGTTAAATTACTTATAGCTGCAATCTCATTAAATGTAAGATCACCTGTAACATCTGAATATTTTTTTGATAAATACTCTGCATTATCTTTTAATCCTGGTACTCCTGGTATCTCACCTCTATACCTCATATCAAATATTTTATTTTGTAATGTAGTATCTGATGCAAATTGATCTCTAGTTATATTTTTTAATATAGGTAAATTTTCTACCTCACTATATAGTTGTCCATAAAACCCTGTAGCAGTGCTAGTAGGGTTTATCATATCAGCACCATCACTACTTTCTACTCTTCGTAATCCTCTCTTAAGTTCAAAAGGAGCTTTTTCATTACCTATCATATTTGGAAAATCATCAAATCCACCCATAGCTTTTTTATCTGCGGCTCCTAATCCAATACCAACTGGTACTGTTGCCCATGCTTTTGATAATACATTTTTAAGTTTACTATAGCTTGCATCAGGTATTAACCCATAATCATCTGCTTTTGTAATAGGGCTATTTTCTAATAACGTTCTAAAATCGTCTGGAATTGAGGTTTTACCTCCAAGGTTACTTGAGTTTTGCATTTGATTAAAAATATTATCTAACATATCATCTGTCATACCAGACTTAGTTCCATCCCAATTAAAGTTGTCTTTTACCCATTGTGCTCCTCTTAAAAGTCTTGGTTGTTGTTCTCTAGCTCTTCCTAAATATTCAGCAGTTTCTTTATTAGCATTATTTATTTTAAGTGTAGGGTAATTTTTATAAACACCAGACATTTCCATCGTAGGTACTTTACTAGTAAAAGTGCCATCATATATTGCTTTGTTAGGAATTTTATCAAACATAGCTATAACCTTATCTGCTTCTTCTTTTGTAGTAGCTTTGTTAAATTTATCATTTATGTCTTGTATATCTTGTACAAATTTTTCTCTACCTTTTTTAAATTTAGGACTATTATAAAGTTTATAAGTAGATGAGCTTTTATCAAGTTTTTGAGCAGGACTTAGTAAATGTTTTACTTCATGATCAACAGTTCCAAACATATTTTTATCCATAGATTTGTAAGCTCCTGGAGGAGATTTTACAACTAGTTCACTAGGGGTTTCTTTAAAAATATCTCCACTTCTGTAATACCCTAATGTGTTTTCATTCATTTGGCTACCAGGTTTAAAAGTAATAGGAGTTTCGTCTAACTCTTTTATATAATCATCAATTTGCCTTAAAATGCTTTCTTTAGATTCACCTGTATTAGCCATTCTTTTAGACATATACTCATTACTTTTTAAATAGCTTATGTTTTCCTTTTTTATTGCGTTTATTTTTATTTGTTCTGCAGGACTAGGTTTAAAAATCTCATCAGCTACTTTTGTAGCTTTAGGTACTATTTTAGGAGCAGTTGTAGGAACCATTTTAGGAGAAGTTTTTGCTATATTTTTAAGAGCAGATGCTCCTTTTATTCCAGCAGGTACAATAGGTAAAACTCCTAATGCATTTAATCCTGATGCTAAATAGTTTCCTTGTTTAGCTTCTTTTACTGCATATTGTCCGCTCTCTACAAATGATGCAGGATTTACCATACCTAAAACAAAAGTATCAAAAGCATTCTCTCCTCTTGGTATATTTCCCGGATTAACATCTTCTCCTCTAGTAAGTCTTCCAAAAGCAGCTAAAGGATTTGCTAATACATTAAGTATTTTATCTCCAATACTTTTTTCTTTTGTTTGGTATACTATAGAATTATTTTGTGTAGGGTCAAAGCCTTCAGGTCTATTTTCATATACACCTCTTGGAAATTTTGGAATATATTCTCCTCCTGTTTGTGCTAATTGTGTAGGCTCAGATGTAGTACTATCTACTAAATTAGATGGTAATGATGTTGGTTCTGGTAAATTTACATCTATAGGTTGAGGTGATTCTGGTATAGATACAGGTTCAGATTCAGGCATAGAAGATTGCTCAGGTGCAGAAGGCATTTGACCTCTAAGTGCTGCAATTATATCCTGAGACCCAGAAGTTTTTACTTGATTTAGTATTTCTCTTCTATCTTGATTTGTTAGCATTCTGTTTTGCTATTTCTTTCTTACTTTCTATATCTTCTTTTTTAAGTGCAGTAGCTTCCATAGCGTTTTGCATTTTTAATTGCAATTCTTGTTCTTTTAAATCTAACTCTCTCTTTTTAAGCTCAAAATCTTGTATCATTTTCTCTAAATTTAAAGAATTAGCGCCACTATTATCTTTAGCCTCTGCAGATATTAATGCTATCTCAATATCTTTTTGTCTATCTTTTTCTCTTTCAAGCATATCAGCTTCTAGTTGTACTTGCTGTGCTTCTAACTGTTGTTGTTGTATTTGTTGTTGAGCTTCTTGTTGTGCTTGTTCTAACTCAGCATTTGCTTTGTCTGCAAGTTTAAGATTTTTCTTAATTTGTGTAAAGCTATCAGAATCTAACATTTCAGCTATATCTCCTGGCTTAGTACCATTTTGCATCATAGCTTGTGTTAATTGTTTAATATTTTGTAGCTTCTCTTGGTCTTTACCTGCATCAGAAACAAATATTCCAAAGTTAGATTCCATATATTCTAAACTATTTATATCTAAAAAGTCAGTTGTACCATCAGGTAATACAAACATACCCCTTTTACCTGTTAACCATGCTTCTTTAGAATAATCTAGTAAAGCTTGGAAATCTCTTTGCTCCATTCTTTCAAATTTTCTAAATAGATCTTCTGTAATATGTGATGATTGTAATATAGCTTGTTGTGAAGATGCTTTACCTTCGTATGCTCCAATTTCACCTTGTCTTTGTCTACTTACCCCAGATATTTTTTCCCATTCTACTAATATAGAATCTAGTAAAGTAATATACTGACCTATAGTTTTTATAGACATATCCATAACAGATTGATGCTGAGGATTTAGTTGTATACCTTCTTTGTTGTAGTCTACCCAAGCAATACCTGTACCTTCTACATAGTACATAAATTTATCCATGTCCCATTTTTTAGGTATCATGTTAATATCAAACTGTGCAATAATATCTTTACTTCTAGCTATTGCAAGCTCTAGTCTATACTTATAAATATTATAATTTAATTGATAAGGTATACCTAGTTTAACTAAAGATATATTTCTAGAATTTATGTCAGAGTATCTTCTACCATTTATAGGTAATTTACATTTAGAAGGATTTTCTAAAGATAATCTTTGATTAAGTATAGGATTAATATTTACATATATTCTACCATCTATTCTTGTACCTTCCCATACTTCATTTACCCATTTAAATTCTAATTTAGCACCTTGTTCTTTTAATTCTGCTGGCATTCTAAATCCATCTTCAACTTCTACTTCTTCAATGCCTCCTGTTTCAGGATCAAAGTAAGTTAAGAATCCTATTCTTTTTCTAGACTTCCAATATACATTTACAACTTCTATTAATCTATTTCTATATACATTTTCATCTTTACCTGATGAGTTTGCATACAAAAAAGATATATCACTTTCAGAATGTCTTGGTTCTTCTAATTCTAATATTTCTTGTTCTGATAAACTTTCATAATAAGCATCAATAACTGTAGATGC